CGCGAAATCGTCATGTATGAGGGTCCAGACCTCGTTATTGGCGATATTATGAACTTCGTGGTCGAGCGCAACCCCGATGATGACCTCTACTACACCAGAATTTCAAGGTTCCACCGCACCAAAGAGTATCTGGAAGCCACTACTGAGCCCGATGAGTATGGAAATGTGCCTTACGAGGGCGTTTCAGAGCTAGTTAATGAGCTTCGGCAGCGGGAAACCTCCGATAACTACATGAGACAGTCGGATGTGGCTACCGGGATGCTCATTGACGAGACTCCGGCAGTGGAATTGCTCGAAATGTGGGGCAATTTCCATGTTCGTGGCGTGGATGGCACCATTCAGAGCTTCAAGAACTTCCGCGCCGTGGTCGGGAACCGCCGTGTGCTGATGGCTTTCGAGGAAAACCCCTACGCGCATGGGAAAATCCCCTGGAACCTTGGTCAGTATGGCCCCAGCGGTGATCACACCTACGCTTATGGCGTTCTGGAGCAGAATCTAGGCATCCAGGACGATGTGAATGTCCGTTCCAACCAGATCATCGATGCCCACGCCCTGGCGCTCAACCAGATTTGGAAATACCGCGATGACGGGGTGATTGACCCCGAAAACCTCATTTCTGCCCCTGGGACGATGATCCAGGTCCAGGATTTGCAGAATGTGGTCCCCATCCAGTTCAACGACTTCACCAGCCAGGGGATGCAGGAAGTGGCGTTCATGCTGGACCAGTTCAACCGGTCCACAGGCGCTCAGTTGCCGATGATGGAGCAGAAGTCTGGCGGATCTGCAACGCAGTCCGCTATCACCGCCCAGGCTTCCCAGGCGAAGGATCTGGATATTGCCCAGCACATCGAACACACTGTCATTCGCCCCATCCTGGAACAGTGGTTTGCGCTGAACCAGCAGTTGCTTGACGATGAGCAGACCATCAAGGTGAGCGGTGACGCCGTGACGCAGGGCATCACCGATCCCGACACGGGGATGCGAATCGAGCCCACAGGGCCGATTACCATCAAGGTCAGCCCAGAGCAGATCGCAGGTCAGTTCGATGTCCACCCTGTGGGTGTCAGCAATATGGCTGCTTCCCAGGCTGAGGTTGGGAGCCTGATGCAGTTCCTCCAGTTCATCACGCAGGGGCCGCTGTCGGCTTACCTGAAGCCAGGGCCGCTGATCAATGTGATGGCTAAGAAGATGAAGATTGATGACGCTTGGCAGTTCATCAAATCAGAACAGGAGATGTTGTTTGAGCAACAGCAAATGGCTATGGCAAACGCTGGAGCACAGCCCGGAGCGCCTGACGGACCAGGAGAAGGAAATCCTGGACCTGCTGGCGCTGGACCCAAGGGTGGAGGCGCTCAGACGCTACCTGGAGGTCCAAATGTGGCAGCAAGTGTCCCAGATGGTGTCCAGCCAGGGCAGCGATCAGGACCGATGGCAGGCGCAGGGGTTCTATGATGCTCTCCGCATGGTCGCTCTGAGACTTGAGAAGGAATAGTTGAATCTCAAGCACGAACAGCCTAAATTTATTAGGCTTTCGTGTTGCATATTGCAACGCTGTGGTAGAATCCCACTATCGCCAGCGGTAGCGTGTACCGCAGGATACCCAGGAGGCACTAAATGCCCGAAGATTTTGAAAACGAGATTGACGGTGAAGTGGAGGAAGGTTCCGAGGTTGTAGAGTCCGAAGCTGAGGCAGAGGAAACCCAGGACGAAACCCCCGCACCCAAGGCCAAGGTTGTTCCCCTCGCGGAACTCCAGGCTGAACGGCAAAGCCGCCAAAGGGCTGAACAGGAGGCGCATGCGCTGCGGATGCAGTTCGCGCAGTTCCAGTTCCAGAATCAGGCCCAGCAGAAGGCAGTTCTTGACCCCCAGATGGACGAGCTTCGCAAGATCCTGAAGCCCATCCTTGACGCGGAGATGGAACCCGAGCGAGAGCGCCGGAAGGTGCTTGAGCAGCAGTTGGCGCAGTACCAGCAGGTCACTCAGGCAGATACGAACATCCGTATCATCCAGAATGAACTAGGTGCCGACTGGGACGCCGCTAGGCCCCTGATGACTGAATACCTTGAGTCCCGTAGTGAACGCACTCGGAACGCGGTGCTGGAGAATCCAGACCTGTTCATCGAGAAGGCGCGGGAACTGCTGGGCAAGACTCGTTCTGATGGCTCCAAGGTCGTTAAGGCTGTGCTGAAGTCTAAGGCCAAGCATGAGTCTGGCGATTCTCCCCGACAGGGCAACTCCAACTTTGATCCTGCTACCGCGTCCGAAAAAGAGTTCAACGCTTACCTTCGTAAACGCGGCATCTTGTAGGGTCACTCCTTTAAGGAAGCCTCACAATGGCTGCTAACACTACCTCCAACCATGCGAATCTTGGCGTATTTGTAAACCGCACTTGCCTTGCGGTTGCACAGCCCCAGATCCTGACCAGCCGCTTCGGACGCCAGGAATCGCTCCCCTCCAAGAACTCCAATGTGGTCAAGTTCCGGCGCTATGAGCGTCTGTCCCCCACGACTGGCCTTGTCCCCGGCACCGTCAAGAGCGTTGCTGAAGGCGTCGTGCCGGGCGATGTGAACCCCACCTCCACCGATGTGACCGTCACCCTGGCGCAGTATGGCAACATCAGCCGCCTGACGGATGTTGTTGGCTTCACCTCTTTCGAGGATGCCAACGGCGAATACATCAAGCGTAACGCTGAGAACATGGCTCAGACCATCGAGCGCATTTACTGGGCTGGCATCTCCGCTGGCACCCAGGTGTTCTACGCCACTGACAGCATCGGCACTCTCGGTGCTGGTGGCCGCAGCACCGTCAACGGCAAGATCAACGGCCCCGCGCTGGACAAGATCATCCGCACCCTCCGCAAGGCTGACACGAAGCCCCTTAACAAGCAGTTGAACCCCAGCGGGAACATCGGCACCCAGGGTATCCGCGCCGGTTACGTGGCCTTCATCACCCCTGAAATCAAGTATGACCTTGAGCAGAATGTCAGCGGCTACATGGATGTCAGCAAGTATCCCGCTGGTGGCGCTCAGGAAGGTGAGGTTGGCGCTTACAAGGAAATCCGCTTCTTCGAGAGCACCCTGGCCTCCAGCTTCGCCGCTGCTGGCGCTGGTCTTGCCACTGGCTTTGCCGGTGTGGGCAGCAACGATGTTCACCTCTGCATCGTGTTCGGTGCCGAAGCCTACGCGACTGTGAAGCTCGCGGAAGCCAGCCAGTCCTACTACATCCCTGCTACCCAGACCGATCACAGCAACCCCCTCGGTCAGTTCTCCAGCATCGGGTGGAAGGCTTACTGCGCTGCCAAGATCCTGAATGAAAACTGGATCGTCCGTCTTGAAGTCGGCGTGAGCGCCTAGTTTGGATAGGGGGACTTCGGTCCCCCGTCCTTCTTCCCCATCTAACAAAGGAGATTTACAATGGCTGTCGGTGTTCTCACCAATTTCACCGTGGACAATGTTAGCGGCTACGCTACTGGCGTCCTGACTGCGGATGGCACCCCCTCCGCCTGCTCCATCTTCTGCGGGTTCAAGCCCCGCGTCATCCGTTCCACCCAGATCAGCGGCACCGTTGGCAACGGCGCTGTGACCACGGCTAACTCCACGATGACCGCTGGCTATATGACCCAGCAGGTTGCCGCTGGTACCAGCACGATCCCGACCTCGAATGGCTACACCTTCCTGGACGGTTCTGAGTCTGCCCCGGCTGCTGCCGCCACTGGTAGCCCCCTGTCGGCTGGCCCTGGCGTTACGCTGGGAACCGCCGTGCAGGCTACTGCCTCCGCTGCCTACCGCATCGAGATGTGGCGCTAGTTCACAGTTCACGAATGGCGAATGGCCCCTTAATTGGGGCCTTCGTTATTTATGGTAGAATAAGGAGCGCCCAAATTAGCGCAGGAGAAAACGCATGAGCGAAGTTCCCGAGCAGGAAAGTTCGGCCCCAGAACCGAAGAAAACCCGCGCCGTGAAGCCCGGTGGGGCCAAGCGAGGACCGAAGCCTAAACCCGTCAACAAGAAGATCCGCGTCCGCGTCCGTGAGGATCTGATCGAGGATGACGAGCCCGTGGAGACTGGCAACAGCCTGTCCTACGAGCCTCCACGCAGGGCCGTCAGCGAGGACGAGAAGTGTGAGTATGTTGAACTGACCATCATGGAGCAGACGGACGAGCCACGCGAGTGCTTCTTCAATAACGGCGTCAATAGCCCACTGACGGTGATCCGTGGTCACAAGATCATCATTCCCTACAACTATGTGATCACGATGGACGAAATCAACTCCATCAAGCTGCTGAAGCATGAGCCGATTGACGGGTCCAACTTCCGCGAATACTACCAGCCGCTCATGCGGTTCCCTTACATGATCCATAGGCGCGGCCTGACCTATCAGGACTTCCGTGACCAGATGGAACGGTTCAAGAAGATGCCCGACCCTTGGGACAAGGCACGAGGGCAGATCCAGCCTGGGCGATAACCCTTTAGCCAGCATGGTGAAAAGCGAGAACCATTGACATGGTAAAATCCCCATTGTGGCGTGTCCATGATGGGGGTTTTGCTTTGTTGAGAACTGTTGCATTATGCCTCATCCTGTCGGTGTTCGGATTTGCCCAGCAGACGCAAGCCCCGCAGGGGATCTCTGCCCGTGAAACCTATGTGACGCACAAGGCTTTCCACGCTGTCGGCGGCATTATGATCTACTGGGCTTTCGAGGAACTGGGCTACCCCAAGACGGGCGTTGTAATGGCTTGGCTGGCAGGCATCGCCAAGGAATGGTTCGACAAGAACCGTGGTGGGTCATTCCGTGGCGGGGACATCGCATGGACTGGCGCTCCCGCAACGGTGGTGTTCTCGTTTAGTGTGAAGTGGTAGATGCTGAAGTTCCAGGGGAAGGTGACTGATACAAGCGGCAACCCAGTCCCCGGCGCCCAGTTGACCGTCACCAAGACGAATGTCATCACGCCCCTGCCGGTAATCTACACCATAGCCTCTGATGGGAGCATCTTTGCGTCTGCCAACCCTTTTAACTCAGATTCTAATGGTGAGTATGTCTTTGCTGTTGAGTCGGGTTCCTACAGCATCGAAGCTACTGGATCAGCAGCAGTCCTGAATATCAGCAAGACCATCACCCAGTTCACGCCGTCAGATCCGGCGTCATCTGCTTCTACTTCAAATCCTTATCCGTTCAACAGGCTTTCCAACTCATTCTTTTACGGTGGGCTAACGCCCTGGATTGCGAGTGGCACCAATGCGCCAACATGGATTGGATCAAAAACCTATGTCACTGGCTCTGGATCGTGTGAGCAGGTAACAACCACACCAGCGTCAACTACAACCACGCAGACGGGATCTGTTTCGCAATCGGTGAGCCTACCGTCTGGTTCCACATCTGTTCTGGTGCAATTTGCAACGTCAATCAGAACATCCCTGTCTAACAACAATTACTCTGGGTACGTGAAGCTATATTTGATGTCGGGCGCAACAGGGGTTGAAACGCTCATTGACACCTTCACCTATTCAATTCTGGCTGGGCAGCAGGGAACAATCGCGTGGACGCCAAGGGTTTCAACCATAACGGGTTATGTCTCTGGCGGCGGCGATTACTTGATCAGGCTTGAAATATCGGCAACAGCGCAAGAGCTTTCAGGGATTTCCCCAGTTTTCTGCGCCATCGGCGTTGACGATGTTTATGTTGTGGCATAGTAGAATGGATCTCTTGAGGGGCTTAAAATGAAGCGTTGGTATGGGGTTGTGCAGGATCAGACTGGTAGGCCGATCCAGGGTGCCTCGGTATCGGTTTATGCAAGCGGAACAATTACGCCTCTTGTGACCATTTATGCCGCTTCAGGTAGCCGAACTGCTCCGGTTACACAAACCAATCCCATGACCACGGACGCCAACGGGGAATACTCCTTCGCTGCTGCTGACGGGAACTACGACATCAGCATCACGGGTGGGTCTATCGCCTCAAAGACGATCCCCAATGTCATTTTCGTGGATGAATTGACGACTTTCCCGTCACCCCAGCTTGGGACGGTTACTAGTGTCGGTCTGTCGCTTCCGTCCATGTTCACCGTCACTGGTAGCCCGGTGACTGGTGCCGGGACGCTGGGCGCTACGCTGGCTTCTCAGACCGCTAACTATGTCTTTGCCGCTCCCGCTGGCTCGGCTGGCGCTCCGGTGTTCCGCGCCTTGGTGACTGGCGATCTTCCGGCCATCGGGACCGCTGGGACCTATGGCAGCGCCACGCAGACACCGCAGTTCACCACTGATGCCACTGGGCGTGTCACTGGCGTAACGCTGGTAACGATTGCCCCAACCTTTGCCAATGTGGCTTCTAAGCCTACTACCCTGTCCGGGTATGGCATTACGGATGGGGCATCCCTGACCACGGCGCAGCAGTTCACAGCGCAGCAGAATGTCACCATGTCCACGCTGACCTATGCCGCCACGGTCAATACAAACTGCGATCTTGGAAACGTATTTTACCTTGCGGCAACTGGCAACTTCACATTGGCTGACCCAACCAATCTTGGGTCCGGTGGATGTTATGTCTGGTTCATCAAGCAGGATGCCACTGGGTCTAGGTTTATAACCTTTGGGTCAAAGTTCAAGTTTGCTGGTGGTGTCGCCCCAACCCTTTCGACTGCCTCTAATGCGATGGATAGGCTTGTGGCTACTTATGATGCCACTAATGACCTTCTATACTGTTCCCTAGATAAGAAGTTCTCATAAGATGTTCACGATTCCAGCCTCTAACGGTGGCATCCTCCAGACTGCGCGGCCAAGCGCGGTCACCGGGACTATCACTAATGGCGGGAACGCCTATGACCTACCGGGTGGACTAGCCGATGACTACCCCTATTCAACCTCGGCAGACAGGGCGCTAATCAATGGTTCACTGGTCGCCGGGGCGGCAGACTATGCCTCCACCGAGTTCAATACCTTTGATACCAGGGCCAAGGCATCGTTCACCGATTGTAACCTAAGCATTGTCTATTCCAGTAGCCTTGGATTCACACTTCTTACAGATAGAATCACCTTTGTAACACCATCTCTTGATATCCAGTATCAGGTTGATGGATCTACCTGGGTAACCATTAATCAGGACTTCGCGCCGGGCGTTCTGAACCGGGTCAGCAGTCTATTGGTTCCCACCAGCGTGTTCTCTGTATGTAACCTCGCGGGTGACATTGGGTATAGCATTGTTACAAAGAATGTTCTTACCGTTAAGATCCCAAGTTCTAGTTTTACCTCCGATCTTAACAACCTGAAGGTTCGTTTCTATGCCGGGACAATGACGAATACTACAAACAACGCGCATAAGTCTACTGTATCTTACAATGTTTGGGACATTCGGGCTAATATCTCTTAGGGTGAAACATGAGTGTAGTCCAGTCAGGAATGCTTAGTGTCCCGGTCGCACTCGACATGGTGAACCGCGTCCAGCGGGAGTGTGGCGTTGAGCAGATCACCAGCATGGCGTCTGGAAACGACCGTTCGGAGGTTGTCAGAGAGGCGCTGAACGACAGCATCATAGACCTCTATAACCGCGCCCGGTGGGAGTGGCTTCAGGAAACCTACTTCATCCCTCTGGTGGCTGGCGTGGACTCCTACCAGTTGCCGCAGAACTTCGACCGGTTGGCGATGCCGGTGCGCCTCACCAACACGCCCATGAAGGAATACACGCCTCTGGACTGGCCCTACTACATCCCCACGGTTGACCCCGGTGGGCAGGGTGGGCCGCACTCCTACATGGTGAAGAATCAGGTTCTCAGCGTGTTCCCAGCGCCGACCAGCGACACGGTAACGACCAACCCGCAGTTTGTCCTTGCCTACTACAAGCACCCTGGCGTCCGTATCCCCGCCTCGGCTGCTGGCGATGCGATGACTTGGGATGTCCCGCCCGAGTTCGTAGAACCTTTGATAACCTTTGGGAAGTGGAAACTGAAGCTCTATCTGGAGTACCCCGACTCCCAGGCCGACATGGGGCGCTACGAGCAGTTGATCCAGCAGAACATGAACAAGCGCCGGTCTGCGCTCCAGAACCCGCAGATGCACCAGCGGTTTGACCCCACCAAGACGGGTGGGAATGGTTGGAACTTCTGGGGGTAGCAGATGGCCGTTAGTTACGATGGGCAAAGCCAGCGCGGGATTGAAACCTACAACTTCGGTGGCATCAACCGCAAGGCTACGATTGTCAATCTGAAGGATGGCGAGGCGCGGGATATCGTAAATTTCGATATTGATATCACGGGTGGCATTAAACGAAGGGCAGGTTGCCTACAGACAGCACCTACGCTTGGCGCTAGCCCCAAGATGCTGGATGTGTTCTACCAGCAGGACGGGACGGAAGTCTTTGTTGCAATCGCTGGGAACAAGTTCTACGAGTCACCGGACGCCGCTACCTTCACCGACCGGACTGGTGCTAACTCCATCTCCAATGTGGACACGCCCTATCAGGGGACCGACTTCAACGGCAAGTTCTACTGGGCCAACGGAACCGACCAGCCGTTCATCTTCACGCCTGGGTCAGATATGGTGACGCTCAAGGCTGCGTCCCTGCTGGCCCCTCCCGCTGCCCCCAGCATCTTCGCTACCGGGACCAGCCTCACCCGCCAGTGGCAGTATGTCCTTACTACGGTTGCTGGGCAGGGCGAAAGCCTGCCTTCCACGGTTGGGAATATCTTTTCCGGGCCTTCTACGCTTTCTCCGACTAGCGCCAACACCCTGTCTTGGGTGCCGGTGACCGGGGCTATCGCCTACAAGATTTACCGCTACAACACCACATCCAACCAGTTCTACCTGATCGCAGAGGTCAGCGGATTGGCGTCCAGCTACACGGATGCAGGCGACACGGAAGATCCGTTCACCCCACCCCCCACCGTCAGCATGGCCTACAACACGCCTAGCGACTGGGAAACCAACGGGGCACCGGAAGGGTTCGCCGTGATCAGCCGTGGCTTGGACCAGCGGCTCATCGCGTGGCGCAAAGACTTCTGGTGGGCCAGCGCCCTGAACAACGGGCTGGACTGGTTCAACGTGGATGGCTCCCCGGTCCAGATCACGGGGGCAGAGCGCAACGACATCAAGGCTGTGGCTACGCTGTTCGACTTCACCGTGTTTTTCACGCCGACCAATGCCTTCTTCTACACTGGGTCGTTTCCGTCCACTTTTCGCCTCAACAAGATGGTGGGCATTGGTTGCCGTTCTCCCAAGAGCATCATCACGCTTGGCGATGATGTGTTCCTGTGGTCCCAGTTCGGGCCGACCAGCCTGAGCCGTATCGACATCGGCGCTGACATCAAGTCCACGCCCATGAGCGTGAAGGTCGCGCCCATCGTCTATGGCACCAATTTAGACCGCTGGGACTTGATCACCGCTTACCTAGACCTGAACAACCAGCGCATCGTCTGGGCCTATCCTAGCGCCCCTGGCGTCACTACCAACGATGAGTGTCTGGTGTTCCAGTACACGATCAAGTCCCCAGACGGGAGCATCGGGGCTTGGACGAAGTATCGTGACTGGCCGGTTGTTGACGCCCTGCGGTCTATGGACGAGGACATCCACGCCCTGTTCTCTGACGGGACGATCAACACGCTGTCCATCGGGAACGATGACAAGGGCACCGCGATTGCGGCCACCTACGAGAGCGCCTTCTTCAACCTGGACACCTACCGCCGCAAGCGGCTTGTCTGGATTGACCTGCTGATGGATGCCCGGTTGGGCGAATACGACATGGATGTTGAGGTTATCGGAGATTACGGAAGGGCCGGGGAAACCCAGGTCCATACCGTGACCGACAGCACTACCGATGGTCTGACCATTGCGACCACCGGCACTTACCTAAACCAGCATCGGCTCTACACCCGAGGCGACAGCAGGGCCTATCAGTTGAAGTTTTCAACGAGTGATAGCCCCACGCCGCCGCAGATTGTCGGGTTCCGGTTCGAGGCGAGATTCAAGGGGATGCGCTAATGGCGCTAGCGTTTACACCGTCAGCAGAAACCATCGACCCGGCGAGCCTGTTTGGTCTGCTCTCCAAGAAGTCGCTTCTTCCAGACCAGTTCCTAGACCCGCTGGTGCTAGGTGCCGTAGCCCGAGGCGTGGGCTTTGGGGTGATCCATGAGAAAGCTGATGTGGCCGCTGTGGTGCTTACCTACGCTCTTGAGCCTGGTATTCTTGGCGTTACCCTTATAAAAGAGCGGGGGCGCTGGGACCAGAAGCAGGAC